CAAGTGTCATCATCACCGCGAGCTGACGTAATGTGCGAGCTGCGCGATCTGTTTTGTGTTTGCATCCCGTTCAAACAGGCCAGTGTCCAGTTAATCTGAAAGACTTGAATAGAGCCCTGCCCAACTTCAGAATTACTGATACCGATTCCGAGTGCCATTACATCCCCAACATTGGCACCTTCGCCCAAAATAGTCTCAGACTTGAATCGGGCATAAAGCCTTTTTTCTGTAATGTCTGCGTTTTGGATTTTCCACTGAGCGTCTGATTCCATCAGCTCCGGCAATACAGTTTCAATGAGGTGCACATTATCAAAAGTTTTGAACTTGTCGGAAACAAAAGCCCGGGCAATTCCAAAGCGATCATCATTCATATGCGTTCTGATCATGCGTGTGACTGGTTCATTTTGCCATATGGCATTTACGAGCCCGTCCCACTGCTCAGGGTAGCTGCCCTGCAGCCGCCTTGCAGTCCGCACGTCTATTCCAGCACGGGTTGCTATCTGATCAAAAGCAACATCATTCACCTGTAAATGGCGGGTAGGCTCTCCGCCCTGCCCTTCAAGAATAATGCCAGATATGTTTTCGCCTTCTTTCCATTCTGCAGTTTTGTAAAAAGCCTGATCTGTTGGCACTAAAAAGTCCTGAGACCTAGCAGCCTGATCCTGCACCTTCAGCATAAGGTTTTGTAATGTGAAGCCTTCATTTTCGATAGTATGTGTCATATTAAATCTCCATTAATGACAGTTGAACTAATACTGTTATAAGCTTTGTCTTATATACTGTCAAACAGAACTTTTAAAAAATACCCCCGCCAAAATATGACGGGGGCTGTTTTAAAGTTTGGGGGCTTTAAACCGTTTTCTTTTAACGGGTTTTGGGGGTTCTTTGTCCTGCGGATAAAAAAGCCAGTGATATAGTTTTATTAAGAACACGCAGCAGCCTCCAGCTCGACATGTTCATTGTACTCTTCATCATCGTGCTGGCGGGCTTCTTTTGTAATAATAAAGCCCTCACGATTCACATAATGATGAGGTCTTGTGAACGTATACATTACCCCGTCTTCAGTGTCGGTAATAATGACAGCCCAAATATGTTTCAAAACACTCTCTCTCCATTCGGTTGTCATATCTGGCAAAGACAAGTTTTGTATGTCTGCCATTTTGCTAAGAGCTGCCCCAAGTGATAGGAAATAATCTCCGTTCTTGTCCCTGATTTCTTCATAAGGAAATTCTTCAGCTTCAATGACATTACTTTCAATTGTAAAGTCGTGCCCGTCGTCCGTTCGTCTCCATTCAAATTCATCAGGATTCCAATTTGCTTTTTCGAAAGCTTCTTCTTCACTTTCAGCAAATACAATGGTCTCATATCCAACATCCTTCGTTGCTGATACTATAAAACTTTTCATGTCAATGCCCACCTTTCCCGCAGCTCATAAATTGCGCGACATACTTTTTTCATACGTTCGATTTTATCAAATTCTGCATCATCACTTATATGCGGCAATATATCTGGAATATGATTCGGATCGTTTGAAGTGTTATAAATTTTTGTTGGGGATAAAATCCCAATTCCAGAATATTCCCCTTCACCAGTTACGTTTTCATCACAAACTCGAAAAATCTGTTCTAAGTCTTTTATAGCTTTCAGAACATTACAAAGCCTCATTTCATCTGAAGCAACTAAAACTGTTTTATTCATTGTCATTTTCCTCCTGTGTTAACATTATGGGTCTCCAAATACCATTCTTTATATTTTTTGTAGGCCAACAGCTTGTAGGCGTACAAGTCTGCGAACTCCCAATCTGCTATGGGGTCAAAATCATCAAAGAGTGTTTCTATCTCACTCTCAATCATCACCATCAATGCATTAGCTTCTGGTGGGGATAGCTCGAGAGGTTTAAAAATTTTCTGTGTTGTTTTCATAGCAAGTCTCCAAACATAGAAGTCATAAAATCATCTTGCTTTGTGATGACGCCATCTGAATATTCATAGATGCCGTGCAGCTCCATGCCCTCACGTTTCTTTTTACAAACGTGAATCATGTCACCATCTTTTAAACTGTCTGGAAATACGGAAAGGGTGTGGGCTAAAGCGGGCCCAATGTCAGAAATTTTGTTTGCTTTAGAATAAATTGAAAAGCCGCTGCTGCGCTGCTTTGGGGTTGCATACCAATAGGACATGCTCGTCTCCTTTAGTTAGTTTGTTGGTAACTAAAGGATAAGTCTTATACATCGAATGTCAAGTTAAAAAATTCTTCCCAGTTCACGGGGTTTAAAAATTTGAGCTGGGGCTCAAGCAATAGCCCCCTATCCACCAGCTCAATTGCTTGCTCGCCATTATATACAAAAATGTCTGCATTTTTCGTATGCACAAAAATGTAAGTTGGGGCGTGTTTGTGCTGAGTTAGCCAAGACACTTGGTGAGGGGACAAACGGACAGCCGAACCTTTGGTGGTTTTCAACTCTACAAAATAAAATTTTCCCAGTTCAGTGCAAACGACAAGATCAGGAACGCCAAGAGAAGCCCAATTCTCCAGACGGGTGAGTCGTGCACTAGGCAGATATTTCTTCTGATTCTTTCTCAGCTTCTGGTAAAAGCTCGACTCCAGATTTCTGCTCTTTTGGGGTGATGTCGATAATATCTTGTCCATGCTGATCCCGCAGCTCCTGCAGAGCTTTCTCAACTTCTTCCCTACTCATGCTGTCGATAGACCCATGCCGGATTTCTGATTTGTTGATGTAGATATTTCCTTGGGCTTGCCCTCTGCGATATTCTGCCTGCACGGCTGCAGAGTACGCCCCATTTTCAATCGCCAGGTCACGGATGCGCTGCATGTCACGAACATGGCGGGCAAAAGTAATTCCATACTTTTCATCCAGCTCAGCTCTAAAAGCTTTTATAGCTGCCACCACATTCGGGTGCATGTTTGGATTGGTAAGTTCAGAAGCTTTTACATGAGCTGACTTTTCAGGATAGCCTGCGTTGATAGCTGCCTGACGTTTTGTAATCATACCGTCATTTGCTACGAACTCTTTTACAAACTTCTCTTGTTTAGGTGTCAGGGGGGTTTCAATGGTTTTACGAGGTCTGCCCCTAGATTTCTTTACTACCTGCATTTTTGCCCTCTTATATGGCCTATTACCCTAAAAGTAAGGTAAATCAGGTATTTTTGCAACCAATAGGGAAAAGTGTAACATGTTACAAAAAAAGTTACAGTCTGAACTTTGTAAATATCTGTATTATATACTTAATAACCTTGTGTAACATTTTGATCATTTGAATCACCTTAAAAAAACGAAAAAAAAATATTTTTTGAAAATCTGCCCATATAAAGTTTCAATCGACGAAACATCCTTATGGGGCAACGATTACAGCGTAACTTTTTTGGTTTTTAAAAGTGTTACAAAAGTTACACCCCGCTCTGAAAACAGAACGAGGTGTGACTTAATACCAACTAAACAACAATAATGGAGACTTGCTGTACTATAACCCTAGTCCGTGGACCGCGTACCGTCAAGCCCTAAAAGCAAACGACTGGCGATTTATATTTCACCCGTCGTCTTTTATTTTTTAACCGCGACCAGTCGAAGCGTCGTTTAATGGATCGTTTCATCTGGCAGCTCTGCAGCGGCACGAGCAAAGTTATTTGCTACGCTCAGCATTTCAGACACGTTCTCTGGGTCTGGGCAGCTTCGATAGGCACATTCTAAAATGACGGACAGCAGGCCCACCATGACCAGCGGCTCGTGGTCCGCAGCCCCTGACTTGACGCCTTTAGATATAGCTTCAAGGGCATCGACGCCCATGTCATATCCGTGGGCGAAGTCTTTTTGGGTTGGGTGTACGGCAAGCCGTTTAGGTTCAGTCATCCCTGTAAAATCCTAGCCCAGTGTTTATTAATTTCAGACACTTCATCATGTGCCTCTCGAGTGTATCCCTTACTACTTAAAAGGTTTTGATTATGCAAATTTATCACACTCTGAACAACTTGCATAGATTCGGCCCATTGGGGGCGGAGCCCCTCAATATATCCGGCCTTTTCTATCATATCATCAATGGTTTCATCATCCATCATCATCATTCTCTGCCTTTTATCAAAAGAGATTGGCTTTCTTGTAACAACCCAGCAGCATGAGATAAATGTTCAAATTTTTGTTTATCTTTATTTTTAGGAGATGAAACCATAAGCCAATGAACGGCGTTTAATGCTTCATGCAATCTCCTCTCTGCGGTTGCATAATTTTCTTCAAAACCTACAAGCTTCATATCATTTGTCGTCATCATCGTCCTCTTCATCGAATGCTAAGAAGATACGCACACCTTTAACATCTTTCAACTCCGCCACAAAGGCTGCACCTTCCATGCTACCTTCTCCGTCAAATATAATTTCTGCTTCTTCTTCAACTTCTTTCTGGAGCTTTTCCATGTACTTTTCTTCAAAGTTAATGATTTTACCTGTCATATCCACCGCCCTAATAAATGCCGTTTGCTGTAAGGATGATAACGAACTTTGCAGTCCTTCTCTTCCAGCTTAGCATTTATTGTCGGGCTTGAACACCAACCCCTGATGCCCATGTCGTCCATCTCTTTTAGACGATCATGTTCCTCGCGCCAGAACTTAGCATTTTGAGGCTGACCATTCCAGTCAGCCTCTTCTGCCCAATATGCACAACAGATCATCGCGCCATATTGGGTCAACATGTTGCCCATGTTCGGGGTGTCCCGAACAATTACAGGGACTTTCATTCTTTTTCACCGAAGATATCTATATATACGCCTCGCTGAAAAGCGTCGTGGGCCTCGCCCAAAGCAATTATATCATCAATGCGTGGGTCGTTAAGAAAACGGTATGACTTTAGAATGTCATGCGTTGTGTTGACAAGTTTTAACATTTGCAACATATGCGCTTTAGTTAGCGTCTTTTCACTTGGTTCT